TCGCTCGCTCGCTGCGTCCCTCGCTCCCTGGATCGTTGGGTTCGGGTCAGGGTCAGGGTTCGGGTAGAGCGATAGAGTAGAGTAGATTGATAGAGTGATAGAGTAGAGTAGAGCGATAGAGTGACTGGATCCAATCAAGCTGACTGGATTCAATCAGTTTGACTGAAGTCACCTTCGATGACATTGGATTCAGTAGAGCGTTTCTTTATTAATTCTTCGAGTCGAGTGAGTATGTCGTCCTTGGACATCAGATCGATCTTCGCGGTTAGTATCTCGCGTCTATCAATGTAGAGTCCACCAGCCTTGCCTCGATGAACCTCGGCTGTTATTGCCGCGGATATCTGTCCTTGGTCTTTGGCTTCTTCTCGTAGATCGTGAAGCGTGGACAAATGGCTCTCTAGAGAAACTGCGTCCCTCTCTGAGGCGGCGATTTCCAAGTCTATCAAGTAGTTTCGTACAACTGGGTTATGATTCAGTAATACACTGCCTTGTGTCTTAGCACCCTTCCTGTCTTTCGTATACCCTGCTTTGATAGCAGCTTCGGTAGCTGTTTGACCTTTAAAATACTCCTTACAAAACTTCTTTTGTTTCGAGTTGAGTGGTTGCCAAGTCTTACCCTTGTCGTCAAGGAATGCTTTGCCGTCTTCCGTCGGAACAAGTGAAGTGTATGTTAGCTGCTTCATATATATCTCCTGAGTCTAATAGAGTTATTACAATAATATTAGAAAATAATAGATTTAAATAGTTTTCTCATGCCCTCTAGTGAATCATACCCTATGTTTCTAATAACTAATAGAAAATCTATTAGTTTTGATAGAGTCAACATTCGAATGATATAGACCATCGTAGAACGATTCTATTAGTATATTAGAGATATTAGTACATTTGAAAAACTTTTTTGAAAAACTTTTTTAATTTACCAGATAACAATACAATAGATTTAATAATAAAAAACCCCCGAACCACTGAACGCGGCACGGGGGCATTTAGTAGAGTTTATTTAATAGAGATTATTAAAAGGATCGATTTGGAAACCTTCCCATAGATGCTCAAAGATCTCACTAATACCGATAAACTCTTTATACGTAGACAGTAGACTATCCTGAAGCCAACGTACAGAGATATCACAATCACCATCTTGATTAGACGTATATAGTATTACAGCATGAGTCACTTCGGGACGCATACGATTACTTAACTTATATGAATCGGTATAGTAGTCCGCAGGGAAACAATCTTTAGGAGTATACTTTTTTAGAGTACGATAAAAAACACTATTACAACTCGTTAGACAAGTAGTAGGTATAAACAAAGCATTACGCGAGTCAGTTTCATAATGACCAAGATTTAAAAGCATAGGACCATCACTAAACTTTTTAGGCATATTAAACTTACCATCAGACTCATAATATTTTTTAGAATCATGACCAGTACGATCATAGTATTTACCATAGAGATCACCAGGATTAAAGTCTAGCGAAACATCGTATAGATTAGGCTCGAACATATCCATTGGATCGAACGTAGCAGCATCATAGGAACACAGCCAGTACCATACGAATTCGTTATGATTCTTTCTTATTGTTTCGACTAATGTATGACTGTGCTCTACTCCTTCTCTCAGAGCTTTTGTCAATTTAGTGTTTATATTTATTTTTTCTTTCATATTATTTCTCCTTTCTCTAACCTAATCACCATACATGTGCCTCCGAACTCGTGGGTGATATAAGTATAGTTATCATCTTCACTCATTTTGGTAGTAATAGACCAATCATTGTTATAATAATGACCTAACTCTTTACCGCTCGGTGTTTCAGGGTAGTCAGCAGCGTCTGCTCCTTCGTATATTTCCCCACCGTTCTTAAGTTGTATCCATTTATTTTTCATATCTTTCTCCTTTCTTTCTTTGTTATTAAAATCGCTAAACCTTTTTAGCTATAGGTATATTATACTTACGATTTACCAAGCGAACAAAGCAGTAGTAGAGCGTTACCCGTAATAAAAAACCCCCGATTATCGTAACAATCGAGGGTTGTAGTTTGACTGTCGCTAAGTCTAAATCTTCTGTTTTATTTTGGTTTTAAACCAGTAGAGTCATATGCTCTATTTTACTTAAAGATTCGCTTACGCTGTTATCAGTCTTTACTTTGTATTAAATAATCACATTCTTTATCATGTCTCGTAATCTGAGCTATATGACATGCATGTAGATCTCCTGAATGTACACTCAATATGTTGTAGATATAATCTGCGTCTTCGTACAGTATCGAGTGAGCTATAGTAGTTACCCCACTTTTCGGTTCTATCGACATCGTATTATGTAATGTTAATCCATTAACTCCGAAGGGAATCGATGGATGACCTGCATCTGCTAGGTCATTTAGCAAACAAGCTCCATCTTCTGATAATGGTATCACTGAATGCCACTCATCCACTCGATGTTTATCAAGTTCTTTTTGTATATCTTCGTATGTTTCTTTATTTGTCATATTATTTCCTATGTCTGAATAAAAAGCACTGGTGCTCGACTTCATTGATGTAGTGGGCTATATATACCCAATCGTCATCTTCCATCGTATAAATATATAATCCGACTGGTCCCATCGCACCGTGAACATCACCTGCATGCTGTCGTTTCGAAAATTCTATTGTTTCTCCCACAACTATCGCAATATCGCTCGAGTCGTCCATTGCTTCTTGTATCCACTCGTCGTGGGTAGATTCCCATGAGAATACATCCGCTTTATCAAATCTAACTGTTTCCATTTCTTTCTCTCTTTCTTACGCCTCGGGATAATTCCCTAACGCCTATATATATTATAAAGGGGAACAAACCCACTTTAAAGCAGTAGCCGAAACGCCAAGCGAAGCTCTACGCATTCTTGTTATCAGGAAATTTTGTTATTGGTTCTAAATTACCGTCACCTAAATACCAAAATCCTAACTTAGTAATAGAGTCGATAACAATAATCTCGGCACCTTCCCAGTTTTGTAGTATAGGGTCGTCCGTTAGCTCTCCTGCGTGTTCCTCGATTAGTCCGAGTTGGTTATCAATCACACTAGCCCAAAGCTCACCGTAGAGTTCTTCTACTTTTTGGAAGTCTTCTACCGTGCCTCTAAAGATTCTATGCCAACCTTTCGGACTACTGACACTGTAATTAGTTTTCCTGATTGCGTCTGATGCAGGGTCTAATATATAAAACTCAAATATTTTATCTGTCATAACTCCTCCTTGTACTTTTTATTGGATATGAAGGTAAAGTATGGGCTGTTGCCCTACCCGTTAATCCTTCTGTCAAATATCTCCTAAGTTTTTCATCATTTGGAGGTAATGATATTCTTTCTTTTTTCATAACTTTCTCCTTTATATATTATCCGTTATTGTTAGCGTCAAACCATGATTTTACTGCTACTCTGATAGCATTCGTTCTACCAATCTTAGCTCCTGTTTGTTGTGTTAACATTTCTGCAATATAGTCTATATCTTCGGCTAAATCGTCAGGTAATGCCACATTTGTGCGTTTATCTTGATTATTCATTCTTTCTCCTTTCTAGTTAATCGCGTTAAACCCTTAACGCGTAAATATATTATAAAGCCCATTATTTACAGTTTAAAGCAGTAATAGAGTGGAGTGCTTTCGTCAGACAACCGCACTCCGAGTTGTTATGACAGGGTAAAATAAATTAAAACCTGCTGACTTGTGATTAGTTCGGGTATGGTTCCTACTTATCCCTAATTCAGCCTTCACCTGTATCCAGGATTTTATAAAGGCACATCCCCTAATCACGAATTTTGCCATTCCTTCGTTAACTGCTGTAAGTATAGTATATAAGAATCGTACCTACTCATTGTTTCCTTCTCCGAATAAAGGTTTGGTCTTGTTAAACCTTCCTTAGGTTCGAAATCATCACTATCTTTTATAAACGCTCGTGCACAAAGTTGTCCCTTACCTAGTCCTTGTAGAACGGTATCGCGTTCATCATAGACCTGTATATAGAGTACATGGATCGCTATACTCGTAGTAGAATCAGCTAATATACCGTAAGTGATTTCTTCCTCTACTGTATATACTTTATAAGTGTCACTCATCATTGATCTCCTTAAATTTATTAATTAAAAAATCTTGATTAGCTTCGAAATATTCGTCACGAGTCAGTGTATTAATTTCTCGATAGCCTTCAGACTCTACTAAATAAGCTTTGTACATATTATCTAAAAACTTATCGTAAGCGGTTCGATTATCTTCATAACCGAACTCATATTCTTTTAGTATTTTTTCTATATCCATAATTAATCCAGTAAAATCATATACGCTTCAGGTTCGTGTTCCGCAAACCAATTGATACCTTCGCGTAAATCTTCATAGTGACCTAACGCTTCGCTACCTTTGATAAAATCGTAAACGGCAAGAGCATCGGGTTCTAACATTACGCTGTCGCCTGAAAAAGGGTTTGTAACCTTTAATGGCTTAGTATCCATTATTTCTAGACCTGTTGGTAAAGTTCTGTCTGTCATGCTTCCTCCTTTAATTGTTCTGTTAAGTTTTCTAAAAAATAAACAACATCAGTTATTAACTCCTCTAAAGTTTCCTCATTTTCTGTACCACCATGTACTCTTTTAATATGGTTAAGATTATTACTTGAAATAGTCTTTTTAATATCAATAGCATTAAAATATGCGTTAGTCGTATCGTTA